TGGAGTACTTACATTTAATTTTAAACTTTCAATTACTTCTCCTAATCCTCTTAAATCTACAGTACAATTATAACTTCCATCTGTATCCATAGACCATTTAAAATTAACAATTTTACCAAATACTGCTTCATAATTACCACTTGTTCTTTTTCTTTCTTCTTTTATTTTTTGGATAATTTTATATTGGTTATTTTGAGTTTTTCTTTGAGGATTTAATAATAAACTTAAAGCTGGTGTGAAAAAAGGGTCTGTTGTTTCTAATTTAACTTCATCTCCTGTAAGTAATCTATCCCCATTAGTAGTTTGTAAATAAGTACTCCACCCAAATTCTAATAATAAAGTATACCCAGGACGCATATATAATGCATCTATTAAAGCAAATTGAGTTCTACTATAACACTTAATATTAATAGTTGTCTTAGTTAGAGCACCATCATTTTCATATTTTACACTAGCTCCTGTAATACCAGGCATAGGAACAAGTCCCCTTTCAGTTGTACCACCCCAACCATAAGCTCCTGATAGATTATTTGCATTAGAAGTATTTAAAGCTGTTGTATTTAAACCAGAATTTAATTTTATATTATTATCAATATCAAGAGATAAAGCTCCTCCTTGTAGTATAAAGTTTTTAGCAGCTTTAATACCTTCAATTTCATTTCTATTTATTCCTGGTAGACTTAATAATCTATCTAAAGTACCATATGAATTTGTTGATTTTATATTAACAGAGGATGCTAATCTAAGCCATGGGGTTTTTGACTGTTGGTATAGTAAATCTTTTGAGCTATTTCCACTTCCTTTTCCTAATGAAATTTCTCTTTGTTCAATTTGATTAGTTACCCAATCTTCAAAGGGTCCACCTTGAATATTTCCTATAGCCATTATTGTTCATTTAAAATATTATAACTATCTATTATACTATTAACATTTTGAGGGATAGCTATTACTGAACCTGGGGGTAAATAAAGTGAACCAAAGCTTACTTCATTAGGGTTTCTAATTGATATTATCCAATATAAAGTAGTATCACCATAAAATCGAAACGCTAAAGCATCTAATCTATCACCAAATTCTGTCTCAACATAAATATCTGTTTCCAGGGGTCCAACCTCAGGATAAAAAACTGTGTTATAGTATTTATCTCCTATAGTTGCTACAAAAGGATTTTCATTTCTTAATTGTTCTATTTTTTGATATCTATTCATTTATTATGGTTGTGTTTGACTAACTCTTGCACCAGCATTTGCTGCTTCTGCATCTAATGCTGCTTGCTCATTAGCTTCAAGTTGGATTGCATTAAAATTATTATCATATAAATCTTGATAATTATTAGTGGCATTATTATCAGCTAATGCTATGTATTTTTCTATTGGATCTAATATATCTCCTGCTCTTGCTGGTACAAATTTCTGGATTGGTGTAAATGTTAATCCTGTTACTTTTATCATATGTGGTAATTGTTTAACACTAGAATCTTTTCCACCACTTGAATTAATTGCTATTTCCCAAGTTGATTCCATAGGAATAGTATAATTTAAACTTTTAATTATTCCAGGTTGGTCAAATAAATAACCTCCTACTGTCATTTTAACTAAATTTCCTCTCATATAACCAGCTTCACTGTAATCTGGGGCTAATGTTGATGCCAAGTAATTTAATTTTTTATACATTGGAATTAATTCAGCTTTTGATTGAGCATAAACTGTAAAACTCATAGTAATATCTCTATTAAAACCAGCATAATTATATAATTTTTCAGCTCTACCTACATATTGAACTTCATTCCAATCAGCACCATAACTATCACTAAAATCATCTAAAAATGCTCTAAAATGTATGTATGTGTTAGTAGCTCCTTGATCTTTATTATTAATTATAGCTATATTAAATTTACAAGAATCGTTTGTTGATGAAATAGTGTCTGCAGTTGAACCTGTGTACATAGCTAAAGCATTTATTTTATCTAATGCTGTTTTTGCCATACTACCTGATGGAGAAAAAGAATAATTCCAAACATTTTTTGGACCTACTCCTATTGCTCCATTTCTAGCTACAGTAGGGTTGGATTTTCCAGGATCTCCTTGATTAAATACTATATTAGCATTTTGTGTTACATAATTAGGAGCCAATGATAATATTGAAGATACTGCTGCAGTTCCTTGACCATTTTGACTATTAGTAACTACTTTAAATTTTTCATTATTTCTTTTTACATTTCTAAAATCTGATGGATTTAATTTTTGTCTAGCTCCTGAATCATTTATAGATGCTGTGTATAATTGTTGTTGAGTGAAAACTTCTGCACCGTATCTAGATGTTATATTTTGATTTGAAGTAGTACTTTGTAAAGATCCACTACCTCCTTCGTATACATTAGGTAAAAAATTTCTAAGACCTCCTTCTGGTTGAGCAGAATATTGATCTATTTTCTTCAGATCTAAACTATAACCTTCTTCTAAATCATCTAATAATCCAATTAAACCCTCTGAGTTGTTTCCTGCTATTTGAGCATTTAAAAATGAATTAGTTACACCTTTATGAAATATATTAGATTTAATTATAGCAGAACGACGTACATTTACAGCTGCACTTTCATTTCCTGTAATGTTAGGTTCAAGTTCATTAAAAAATCTAGCAGAATTTAAGGCACTATAATTATTAGGACCTGTTAGGTTTATAAATGAAGGTCCTCCATCAGTACCTTTAGGTAATTTTGCATTTTTTAATCCTGTTCTTTGATCTGCAAATCTAATATTAGTTTTTCCAAATAATAATATAGAACCAGGACCTCCACCATAATTTAATATATTAACTCCAGCATTATCTGGGTTTAATGTAATATTTCCTCCAACAGTTTTTGCTTCAGATCCATAATTTATTCCTTCATTTAATAAAACTAATCTATTATTAAAAGCCCAAGATCCATCTTGGATTATATTTTGAGTATTTATAGTACTAAAATAACTATTTATTCCAGCATTATTTGATTTTTCGTCACCAAAATCTCCTGATAGTGGAGTATTATCTGTAATAGGATTTATTCCAAATAAATTTATTGATCCTGGTGCTATTGGTGCTGCTCCTGTTTGTAAAAGTGTACTAGAAGGTAAATATACACCTTGATTAACTGCTCCTCCACCATAACCAACTCCAAAAGAAGCTTCTGTCTTTACATTTTGACGTGATAATACATTTTGTTTTGCTATAAATTCAAAACCATTAGGAGATCTTGTATCAAATAATAATCTTGTTAATCTACTAACATCATTAGTAGCTGATTCTATTGATTTTAGTCCTCCCCTTAATAAAAAATCAACTCCACTTTTAGGTAAGGGTTGTCCATCAAGTTGTTCTTGAAAAGTATCATTTGCTCCTGGTATTGGTTCTACTATGTAAGGTTGACCACTTTTACCTTGATCCCATCTATCACCACCACTAGAAGTAAATTTCAACTTATTTAAATCTGTAGTTGAATTTATTAACATTTATTGGGGTTTACAATTGATTATCTCTTAGTCTATTTATATCAACTCCTCCTTGACCTAATATAAAGTCATCATAAGTTGAATTAGCACGGTATGTATTAAATCCAGCTGCTGCTGCTCTATCATTTTGAGGACCATTACCTGGTTGTAATTCTGTTGGTTGAGGTGTTCTTTCTCCAAGAGGTCTACCTACATTATCATATCTAGGTTGAACAGCTAACATATTTGGATCTCCAATGTATGAATATTCTTTATGCATTGTTGATAGCTTTGCTGCTGTATTAGATGAACCTACAGGTTGTGGGCTAGCTGGAGACACAGGGTATCCTAATCCAGATCCATTTGAATTAAATTTATTTTCTAATGATTGCGCCATAATTTTAAATTTTAATTATTTTGTTATAAATATTAACCTATTCCAGAAGATGCAAGTGATAGATTTCTTCCTACTTTATTACCATCTAATATCACATCTCCACCTGCTTCTACAGCTGATATTAATTTTTTAAGTAAATTATTAGTTTCATTACTACCTCCTCCTCTTACATCACTAGCTAAACCTCCTGGATCTGTAGTAGCAATTAAATAATCTGCTGGATTTGTTGTAATTATATTTCCATCTGGAGAGACAATCCCATCATTCATAGAATCACCACCAGTCGCAAAACCAAATGTATTTTTAGCAGCGGCAGTACCAGCTGAATCTTCTACTTTAGCAAAATCCCCAATTCCAAAAATATTACCAATAGCTCCAAGAAGATCCTGAGTATAACCAATTATTACCCCAAATACTCCTGCTACAAACCCTAAAAGTTTAAATATAGGTAATAAAGTAGTTCCTAAATTAACAAAAGTTTGTTTTAATTGCTCCATAGCAGCATTCATTTTATCCTGAGTTGATTTAGCTTCCATTCTATCAGCTAATTCTCCTTTACCTTCAGCTCTTAATTCTTTTGCTGTCTTATTCATTGTTTCCATATTAAACAATTGATCAGCTACTTGATCTGCTGTCATCCCCATAGCTGCTGCTAAAGCATCTTGTTGAATAACATTCATTTTAGAAAATTCAGTAAAATCACCCATATTTGCAGATAATTCTTTAGCTAATGTTTCAGTATCTCCCATTAAAGCTGCTGCTCTTGCTCTTTCTAAATTTAATTGTTTACCTGTTAGTAATTCAGCATTCATTTCAGCTGATATAGATGATTCAAAATCTAATAATTGTTTACCTGCAGCCGCTACATCTTTCATATTAGTACCTAATAATTTAGCTTGTGTAACTGCTTTCGATATAGCTACAACATTACCACCCATATTAGCTCTCATTTGACCTGTTATTTGTCCAGTTTCTTCTAAAACTGCCTTCATATCAATTTGAGTCTTAGCTTGCATTTGGAGTTGATAACTTGACCCTAATATATTTTCATAATTACTTTCTAAAGATGTACCTGTTGCTTCTGATGCTGCAGCTAAATTAGCTGATGATGTAGCACTAACACCTAATACTTGTTGAAGTTTGGTAGCAGAACCTAAAGTATCTTTTGAAAACTTAGCAATAAATCCTAATTCTTTATTTATAGACATAAATGTCTCAAATACTTTAGTACCAGTTATTGCTATATCACCCGTTCGCATTGCTGCTTGTTGTAACCCTTGGTTAAATGATCTAGCTTCACTAGCATTTAACATCATAGTTTTCTGGAGCTTGGTGGCTTGTGCATCTGCTTTTAAAAGACCTTGTACAAGTTCTACAATTATTGCAAGTGGGCCTAATGCTTTAGTTAATGCTGGTCCTAAAGATTTAATACCAGCCATCATAGATGACATTCCTTTAGGTAATTTTGCTGTTGTTTTAGAAATTGCATCATCTAAACCTTTACCATCTTTCCCTAATAATCCTTTAAGATCTTTTTGATTTGCTGTTCCTTTTTTAGTAAAGTTGATTTTATCAGTAATGCCTAATCTATCCGTCATGTCTTTTGTTACTCCCTTTCCACTTTTTAAAGCTGCTATATCTAACTCTCTTTGCTTTTCCATAGCAAATTGAGTATCCCTTGCAGCTTCGGAAGCATCATCAAACATTGAAGTAAGGGAACTCATACCAGGAATAGCCTTAGATATATCTGACAGAAAACCAAAGGCACTAACTCCTTTACTATTATTTAATCTTTCTTGAAATTTAACAGTATCTTCTAAACCCTCATTAAATTTACTCTGTTGTTCTATAGCATTATTAATTGCCTCTAAAGCTCCTGGATCGTTCTTAAAATCACCATAACGCTTTGCATATACAAGATTTTTAAACTCTTGATCCCCTTGAGCTTTTAAGGCATCTAATTTTTTCTTGTCTATTTTAGCACCAGTAAGATTTATTTGATTATATTGATCTGCTATACTAACTAAACCTTTGAATGATTTTTTAGCTAAAGATAATTCAAAATTAGTTTTAGTTAATTCTGAAAGACTGCCTTTAAATGAATCAGAAAAATAACTTAATTCATTGTTAATATCATTAATTTCTCCTCTTAATTTAACTAATTCTTCATTAGCTTTAGCAATGTTTTTTGCTAAAAAATCAGCTTTTTCAACTTTACCTAGTTCTTTTCTAAGCAGTTTAATTTGCTGATTGATTTCATTTATATTCAATTGGCCCATTAATATTAATTTTATTATAAATATTAAAAATTATTATTTTTTAGACATTTTAGTTGTATAGTTTGGTTGAGATTTAGATGGTGTTTTTGCGTTTTTTAAGAATTCAGGAGATGTTACTTTACCATCAGTAGTTACAGACTTAGCACCACTACTTTTTCCTCTTGCTTTTTTTATAGCTTCTGCTTCTTCAGCATAATGATTTTGAATTTTTGTAAAAGTAAATTTACGTAACCATATAGGCATATCATATACCGTATGCCAGTCATATCCACCTTTACCATGAAATAATATTTCGTGAATTTGTGTAAAAAGTGCTACCCTATAAGTCTGCGTCAGGCCAAAAAAACCTGATCCCTATAGGGATCACAACGTCCTCCTCACCGTCTTTAGTTTCAACTGTCACTTTTAAATCTACGTCCGGCTGTGTATCTCTAATGTGATTTCGAAATGATCTAGAATCTCTTGCTAATAAATAATTATCTACAAATTCTCTAATTTCTTTTTTATCTTCGTTTCCATCAACTGATATAATCATTCTTTTAATACGAGTTGAAATAAGTGGATTTACAGATGCATTTAATTTTTGTAACCCTTTAATTTCTTTATTTACTGCAACTTCATCTCCATGATTTAAATATTTATAAGTAATTACAGTACCTGATGTAGGAAATGTATAAGAATATTCATTTTTTCCATTTTTAAATAAAGATTCATCAATTTCTTTATTATTCATTTTTGATAAATCAGCTTTAACTTGCTCACCCATCCACATAAACTCATAATCATTACCATAACCTAATATTCTTGCTGATATTAACAGTGCATTTTTATCACCTATAATTAAATCATTATAGTTTATATCTTTTGATACTATTAAAGATTGTAATAATTTATCTAATACAGTACCATCAGTAATATAAGAAGTATTTGTTAATATATCTTCTTCTCTAGCTGTCATGTATTTAATTTCAACTTTTCCACTTGATAGTGGATTATCTTCAGGGTAAAGTAATCCTTTTGAAGGTAATTCTACAACTTCTGTTGGGAATTTTGGTTTATCTATGCTCATATCTTTTATTTGTTATAACTTAATTTCATGTATACATATATAACATAAAAAAAAGCTTGACCGAAGCCAAGCTATTCTTTAAAATTGTATAATTTCTTTTTAGAAATTTAATACGCAGTAATCCATTCCTTAATACTAATTGGATATCTTGAGCTTCTGCTTCAGTATCCCAATTAAATCCTTTAAATGTTGCATTTTTAATAAATGCTCCTTTTATAATCCATTCAGATACTACATCACCTACAGGTCCTAATACATTGATAGTTAAATCTTTCTTATAGAAATCAGAGTAACCATCTCTACCAGTAACTGATTCATGATGTAATCTAACCCACTCCATAGTAGCTTGTGCTCCTGATGGTGTAATTGGATCATACAGTGTCATATTTAAATCACCCCATTTAGCTTTTCCTTTTACTTTTCTGTAAGTATTGATGTGATTTAATACAATTTCTCCTTGCTCTAAAGTAATTTCACCAACTTCTTTAATCATATATGATGGTACACCATCTACATACATTATAAATCTATTGGCAACTTTTGGTTCAAAAGCTGTGAAGAACATTTCGTTTGGATTTACTACTGCCATTTTATTATTGTTTTATTTTATTATACATATTATGTTTTATACTTCTTATGATGGAAATTCTGCTCCAGTTGGTAAAATGTTGAAATCTAAGTAAATAAATTCAGCTGTTTTAGTTGGTTGGATATAAATCGCACCTACCATTTGGTTTCTATCAACTACATCTGGTCCATTATTAGAAGCATCCATAACAACTTTAAACGCATATAAACCTTGTCTTTGTTGTACTGACTCTAAATATGGGTTTACTTGTGATAAGAAATTATTTCTTGTTGCTGCTGTATTTTGTTCAAATACTAAATTATCAGCAATTTGTACAATATATGATTTTAATGCTATTAATAATCTTCTAACATTTATTCTATCTAAAGCTGATGCTTGAGATTGTAATGTTTTCTGACCAAATACTACAACTCCTCTTCCTGGGAATGTAGCTATTGGATTTACTTTTCCTGTATATAAAGTATCTCTATTAGTTTGAGTTAATTTTCTTTGTGCTTGTACTACCGTACTTAAGCCACCTCTGTTAATTCCAGCGGGAGCGAACCAAGCTTCACTTGTTCTGTCATTATACGCGTACACACCCGGAATCATCGATGAAGGTACTGTCCATACTAAATCTCTTGTATCAGGATCTATTATTTGTACCCATGGCCAATAAGCTGCTGCATATGAATTATCAAGTGTACCTGCTTGGTCAACTGCTGTTGTAACTGACCCACCTGCATAGCTAACTAAATCTACAATTGCTATAGCATCTCCTCTATTTGCTGTATTATCAATCATTACATTTAATGGAGTAGCCCAATTTCCACTTGAAATGTATAATCCTGGAGCTGATATAATATTATATTGATAATCATCTTTATTAGCTAATACATTAAATGCATCTGTGTAAGATTCTATTCCATTTCCAACTCCATCTTTAATTCCTTGTGAATTTGCATCTGTAATTTTATCATAATATAATTCTTGCTCATATCCAGCATTACTAGTTATTAATGCTCCTTCACCACCTCCAAATGATCCACTTCCTACATCTGGTAAGTAATTTGCGAATGCTGCTTTTGCTGCTCCATTATTATCAAAATAATTTGGAGTAGGCCAATCTACAGCACTTACTCTTACATATCTTGATCCATTACGATAAGATCCTTCTGTGCTTATAAATGGATCTGAAGTTCCAGCTCCATTAAGTGTTTTTTTCTGTGTTCCTACTACTCTTTCTATGTAATTAGATTGTTTTGGATCTAATGATATATTAGGGAATATTTCAAGTATTCTTTTAGATGTTGCTGTATCATTACCTTGTCTAATTATTAAACTAAATGTTCCAGTTGTTGTATCTGAAGCTTGTATTTCCCATCTAATATTATCAGCAGATCCACTATCTAATGTTCCATTTGCTGATTCAGGGGATGTGTAACTATTCATTACAATACCATCAGTTAATGTTTCTAATGTAAAACTTTCTTCATCTACTAAATCAGCATTTGTAAAAGTTATTACTCCATCTGTTGATGGTGTTCCAAAATTAGCTAAAGGAATTGTTACTGAAGCTATGCCTTTGAAATCACTTGTTCCTTGTGTATTTAATTTTACTGATGTAGGTTGAATTAGTAAGTTACTAGATATTTGAGTTGTTCCTGCTGCTGTATCACCAAAAATTGTAAACGTAGTTGCTGGTGAATCTTCTAAGAAAGAAGCTTGACCTAAAGTAAGTGTTACAGTTCCACTACTATATCCTAAATCTGTTCCTGCAAATTCGAATGAATCACCAACTTGGTAATTAACACCTTGAGCAGTTGCTGTTACATTTGCAACTGTAGTATCTATATTATCTGCTCCACCAGCTGCTGCTAATGTTAAAGTTACAGGACCACCAACAGCAGCAGTTAAATTACCAATTGCTGGATCAGTTAAAACTGCTTGAGTAAATGTTATTACTTCATTCTCAACAAATCCTGAGGATCCTACCCCACTAACTTGACACGAAGTAATAGCACCATTGGGATCAACTGTAAGTGATATTGTTCCTCCATTTCCTGCTATACTTGCAACACCACCTGTAGCAGCATCACCAGTAATTGGAATTGCAGCACTTACACCTTGTACATATGCACCAACTGCTACTCCCGTATCACCATAAGTAAATAAATTTGGAGCTATAGCATTACCAAAACTAAACAATCGACCAACAGCTTTAGTAGTTTCTACTGAAAAAGTAGCTCCTGCTCCACCTGCACCAACTGTTGGTGTATTAGGAACTGGAGAAGCTATTACTGCTGCTGCTTGGTTACCTAAGTTTGGTGAAGAAGCAACTATATAAGTTGCTGAAGTTATTGGAGTTGTTTTAATAAATCCTGTACCTAAAGCACCTGCTGCAATTGTAGCTGTTTCACCATCGGCATATCCACTACCTGCAGAAGCTATTGCAACTGTTGAACCTCCATTTGTATAATCATCAGCTACAATTTCAAAATTTGCTGTTGCTGTTGCATTTGTTCCTACTGTTATAGGTACAGCATTATAAGTTCCTGTTGCTACTGGAGTAATATTTGCAGCTATTGAAGATTTTAAAGGTTTTGCTAAAGCATCACTAGTAAATGAACCTAAGGCAGTTGACGTTACTACATCAAATATTGTAGAAGTATATGGTGCTGCAGCTGCAGCTGTACCACTAAAAGCAGTACCTAATTGACCAGTTGAACCCATAGAAGCTGTAAAGCTCCAAGGAGCTGGAGTTAAATCTCCACTTTCTATATCATTTCTAATAGGGTCACCTGGAAATAAACCTTTTGCTGTTGTAGTTGCTTGTGAAAATGATCCTGATGCTACTCTATTTACTATTAACGATGTACCACCATTATTAAAATAATTATATGCTGATATAGAAGTAAAATATGAATATTCATTCGATCCACTTGCAAATGTACTACCAAAAGCTGATAAATATTCTGAGTAACTTGTTACTAATTTAGGGATTCCTACTCTACCTAAAACTGTAGGTCCAACTAAACAAGCTCCTGCTTGTACTGGTTGTGAAGTTACTTGAGATTGATCATTTTCTCTTGCTAATACTCCTGGGGAAATTAATGTTTCTGCCATTTTATGTTATTTTTATGATAAATATACTAAATTTTTTCAAAATTTTATTTACTTGGTAAAAATTCACCTGTTTCTAATGAAATAGTACCTGGTCCATATTTTTCTTCTAATTCTTTAGCAAAATTAGCTTCTTCTTGCTGTAAACCTTGTAAACTTAATTTTAATTGTTCTTTTTTTATTTGTATGTTATAATTTTGTACTTCAATAACTCCTGAAATTTCTGTAATTTTTTCTAATCTACTTTTTAACTCTTGAATTTTACTAATTTCTTTTTTTTCTAAAACTTTATTTTTTTCAATCATTCGATTTATTATTTTGTTATACATATTAGAAAACTTCTAATAGTATATATTTTTTTAATTATGTAATAGCATTTACTGCTTCAATATTATCTTTAATAATTGCATTAACATGTGTTAAATTAGTTCCGACTACACCATTTACATTATTAGACCAAGTTGGATCTACATAAGTAAATCTTAAAAATGTTTTATTACTAGATTGATTTAAATAAGATAAAATAGTTGAATCTTGAATTGGAGGTATATTACTATAATCACCAGCATTCATAAGTACTATTTGTAAATATGAATCAGCTTGTGCATCAGTAATTGCTGTAGCATTTAATGAAACACTAGAAGCTGTGGTATTATCGTTAATAGTAAAAGCATTAGAATAAGGTACTAAAGGATTAGATATATCTGCCCACCAAGATGTTGAAGAATAATTATTAAAATTTGTTGAATTACCAAATCCTTCAAATTGTGCTAATCTATTTGAAAGATTTCCTGTGGAAGTGGTAGTTGGGGTAAAATGAAATGTTAGATTTGTTATAGTTCCAGCAGTATATCCGGTAAAATCAAATGCAAAATATGATCTTCTAATACCATATAAAGTACTTCCTCTTCCTCCTGATCTAATTATACCTGAAGCTACAGCATTAGTTGATGTGCTATTTAAAGCCTCTGAAGTTGATTCTTCTGCTTGTCTAGCAGTAGAAAAACTTGTAAATCCTGTAGGACCTACTATTACTGCAGTTGCATTTTTTGACCAATTTATATCTGGCATATCTTAAAACTGTTTTTTTGGTAAATAATATTGACTATAATTAAAATAATTATTTGTAGGTGGTGTAACATCATATACGTCATATGTTACCTCTGAAATACCATAATAATTATCTGATCCAGTCATTGAATTCCACCATGTTGTTTTTCCTCCTTCTTTCATTAATAATGATAATGATTCTGAAAATTTCTCTCTATCTTTATCACCATAAGTATCCATAAATA